ATTTTGCTTTTAACATTTTGGTCGAAATTTACAGTTTGGATTTTAACATCTTTGGTTTGTTTTTTTAAAGATAAAGGTAACAACTGACCTGCATCAACCAGTCCGTTAATAAGTATATTTAACTTATCTAAATTATACTTCTTTGCTTTGACATTCTTATGGTGCGTATTAATTTTACCTATAGCTCTGTTGCTTGCAAAATAAATATCTGCAGGACTCCATTTATTAATATCACCAAATTTTGTTTGGCCAGTTAATTTAATCCAATCAGTATTATTATTGGCAATTTTAAATAATTCCCCAATCTTTCCCATAATAGGTATATCGCCACGAAAATAATATCTATCAATTCCAGGTTTTTGCAGAGGCGCAAAATCTTTATCAACTTTTGTGTCAAGAAACTTTATTAATTTTTTTGCAATTAAAACAGAAGATACATACCAAGATTTATTTTTGTTCAAAAAAATTTCAATCTCATCAATCCCAGCCGTTGTATCAAGAAATTTTGATGCTTGCAATATTCTATCTTGATTGGTTTTTCTACCCCAACCCTTTCCTTCCTCAGAAAACTCTGCATAAGTTGGGTAAGTGTGTAAATTTAATACCTTATCAACATTGTCCTTGCCGACTCCATCTGCAATAGCACAAAACAATGCTTGAGCACTTTCAAATTTTGCTGTAGTATCTGACATACTTTTCTCTCCGTATACTACTATTTATACAGTACTCTGGAAAGAATGTCAAGCGTTATCCGCCTGACCAATCATCAATGGTTTTTCCAAGGCCTTCTTCAAAATTTTTAACATGACTATCAAACATTTCTTCTTCATATAATATAATAGTAATCAAACTATATATCGCCATGTCCATTAAAGTATCTTTAATACTTTCTTCTTTGAATTTAAGGTCGCCTTTCTTTATAAAATTACTTATACGAGCATACTTATCGCCCATACGAACAACAGAACCTTTCCAAGGAGATATACCTGCTAACTCTGATAGTCTGAAGTTAGCAAATATATCATTATCATCTCCATAATCGTGGCGTTTGGCATCATGTAACTTTTTAATTACATCTAAGATTTCATAAAATCTTTCACTCTGCTTTTCACTCATTACTTAATTTCTTCCTCTGCAGCTGCAACAGCCGGATTAGTAGTAACTTCTTCTTTAGTACCTTCATCATCAGCAGGTAGATTGTCTTGAATATTCTTACTGTGATGTTGTGATAAAATTTGATGATTCAAAATCTCTGCCTTCAATCGTATTGTAGCATTATTTGAATTTTGCACTTGTAGAATAGAATTCTTAACATCATCACTAAGTTTAGTTTCATCATACTCTTTGCCGTTAATTGTTATTGCCATTTTTACTCCTTCTTTATATTTTAAAGTCTGAAAACTCACCAAGTTTTGTGGTAAGTTTACTTGTTATTGTGTCATCTTGACCACTTTCAACTAAATCCTCTTGTGCCTTTTGTTCTACATCATACAAACGCATTTTGGACCTATCAACTCCAATAATAAACTTTCGATTTATCGTTGGGTCGTTGTACCTATTTTTTAATTGTTTAATCATTATCTGATTCTTTGCTTCCAATTCTTCAGATGAGATTAATGCAAACATAAAGTCTGCTGTTGCTGGAAGACCAAAACTTTCTGATGTATCTTCCAAACCAATATCACTACTCATAAAACCACCTCGGGTTGTTTGTGTAGCAGAAAATACTGGAATATTATATTCAACTGCCATGCCACGCAATTCCTCAGCAATTGCTTTTATATATGTGTATGAATTAACACCTGCCCCTGCCTTAAATCTTGACGAAGCACATATATTCAAGTAATCAATAAAAACTATATCTGGTTTGAACGACTTCTTTAATGCCAACTCACCTAATAAGTTTTTGAAATGGCCGACATGAGCAGACGCCGTTGGATATTCTTTGATAATTAATTGTCCTGTTGTTTTCTTTTGTAGTTTATTAATCTTTGTTTCATACATTTGATAAGGCAATTCTTCTAAATCACTCATACCAACATTTAAAAGATTGGCATCCATTCTTTCAGCAATTCTTTCTTCTGCCATTTCTAATGTGATATACAATACATTTTTGCCTTGCAATAAAATAGAAGAAGCAATAGATGTCATAAACATTGTTTTACCAACACCGGTTCCTGCAAGACAGATGTTCAATGTCTTAGATGGAATACCACCTCTGGTTATCTTATTGAAGAATTCTAAATCTAATTCCAGTCGTTCTTCTTTTCTCTTATAAAAATCGTATCGTTCTTTTGATTCAAGCAAATAATCATGGCCTATTTTCTGGTCAAATGAAACTGATAACGCCTCTGATAACAACTCTGGAAGAAATTCTGGAGTGTGTTCTTTATCTTTACCATCAAGTATCTGAATACCGCCGAGAATTGCATTATGAATCGCACGGTCTTTACAAAAAGTTTCTGTCGTGTCAACTAACCAATCTAAATTAATTGGTTCTGGATTCAATGTAGATAATATATCTGTTATCTTTTTGTATTCATCTTCATTAATATTTTTGTTCGTATTAATTTCAATCGAAAGAGATTCTTTTGTTGGAAGAGTGTTGTACTTATTAACAAACTTGTTGATTTCTGAAAATAATAACCTCTCTAATCTGTCTGTAAAGTATTCTTCTTTAATGAAAGGTAAAACTTTTCTACAATATTCTTCGTTGTGTATTAGATTTCTAATCGCTGTTGTTTCAATTCTTTCCATTACTCGTATCTTGGTCCTTCATCTTTTAATTTTTCATCTAACAAAACGACCAATACATCACCAATATGATTAATAAATTCTTGACTGTCTGTATCAGCCTCTATATTGTTTTCTATGATTGTGTAATCGAATACCATTGGCAACGCACCATCAATTGCCTCAGACTCAGGTCTGAATCCTACATTTCCGTATTTGAATACTATACTTGCAAATGGACCACTAATTAGTTTAAGACCTGTAAAGTCCTCGCCATGCTTTTCTACAAAAACATAATCTTCTAGGTGTTTGGGATTTGTGGTCTTATGCTTCGGCGGTATCTTTATCGTTTGTGTTTTCTTCAATTACATCTCCATATTTAAATTCTTTTGCACAAACAGCGTCCAATTGTTCTAGTATTTCTGGTGTGAAATATTTAGTTGGGTTGTTATTAATTGTTTTACCAAAAGTTTTAGTACCATCTTGCAATTCAATTCTTGTAGAAACTGATTTAAATATACCATATTTCAATGCCAAATCTAAAAGACCGTAGTATCTATCTAAACCTTTGTCATAAGTCAATCGAACATCTACAACTTTGTTCTCTTTGGTCAATCTTGATTTGTAATTTTTACAATGAATGATGTTACCAATGATTTCAGTACCATCTTTTTCTTTTCGTCTAGAAAGATAGATAATGGAACTGGCGGCATATTTTAATCCTGACCCACCTCCCATCTCTTTCTGAGGAAACATACTACCGATAACATCATAAGTGTGATTGGTTATAATAAGTGGAACTTTTGCTTTAGCCAACTTTAAAGTGAGTACTCGAAAAGCAGCCTTAACAATTTGTGCCCTTGTCATATCTCTAGTTTCTTTACCTGCCTGCGTATCTTCCATTTCTTTGGTTGTCGATAACATACCTAAAGAATCTAAAATAAGCAGTATTGGTTTTCTTTCAGCGGCAGTTTGTGATGTGTACTTATCCAATACTTGGATTGTCTGATGTCTGAATTCTTGAACAGTAGTAACTGGCATAAGCGCCATACGACTAGAATCAATATCTCTATCTTCAATAATTTCTTTTGTAATTGCCGACTCACTCTCAAAGAATACAACAGAGGCGTCTGGATTCTTATCAAGGAAGTTCTTACACATACCTAATACAAAGAATGTTTTACCTGTTGCACTTTCGCCTGCAAGAGCTGTTATTTTGTTTGAAGGCAGTCCTCTGTAAATACTACCACCCAATAATGCATTAAAAATATACGAACCGGTGTCAATAAAAGAATCAACATCGCCTGTCATACCCTCTGACACTAAACTTGCATATTCGTTGCCGGTTTCTTTTATTATATCTCTTAAAAAATCACTCATCTATGTACCTCAATCTTATATTCGTGTTTTCGTTTTGGGTTTAAATTTCTTTTTTCATACTTTTCAGCCCAATACAATTCTCTATGAAATCCGCCTGGAAACTTATCAAGCATGATTTCGTGAAACCGCCATTTAGCGTCTGTTTGTTTTTTTAATCGTCTTAATACTTTTAACATACTGTTATTATACTATGTATCGTTGTTTTTGTCAAGC